TTAGACCTTTATACAATTGAAAAAGAGATTGTTTATTTAGGTAGTAATGAATTAAAAGATGAGGATATTGTTCCGACTAATAAATCAGGATTACAATACTATCTTGAATTAAATAAAAAATAAAATTATTGGGTGATTTACCAATATTGTAATTATGCAACAATCTATAACAATCAATAGTGTTAACTATGATGGGGAAATCGCTAACATCATTTTTAAACCGGACATTGAAGATATTACGATAAATTTGGGGGAACAAACTCTCCCATTTTTATTTAGGCCCTATTTGTTAACACCTCCAAGAGATGTTTATGGGGTTTATACTATTATTGTAACATTAAATGGTGTGGAATGTCCAAATATTTTAAATGTTCCAAGACCAACACCAACACCTACCCCAACTCCAACACTAACAAGTACTCCTACACCTACAATGACAAGTACTTCTACACCAACACCAACAGCAACATTAAACCCTTGTTTAGTCCCTCCAACACCAACACCAACAAATACATCAACACCTACACCAACATTAACCCCTACACCAACAGGAACTTGTACTAATCCATGTGGTTGTCCTGAACCGACAAATACACTAACACCAAGTAAAACACCAAAACCTACATCAACTTGTACCAACCCTTGTGGTTGTCCATAATAAAATTAAATCCTCCAATAAAATGGGGGATTTTTTTTTACATAAGAAAAAAAAATATTGTTTTTAGGGTTGATGGGGCAAATACTCATTTCACAAGTATTTATAGGATAAATAAGTTTATACATATAGATGGCAAATATACCTATTTCACAGTTACCACAAGCATTTTCGGCATATCCGGAATCCTTATTAGTCATAGTAAACTATGACCTGGTGCCTACAGGACAAACAAATTACATATATTATTCAGCCTTAACCGCTCAATTTAGTGCCGGTACTTCCGGTACATCAGGTACATCGGGTACATCGGGTACAAGTGGAAAAAGTTTTACTTGGAAAGGTGTTTGGTCAGCTTCAATTAATTATATTGAAGGTGATGTGGTATACTATAATGGTAGTTCATATGTTGCAACAACAACAATACCATCAGGTGGTTCTTCTCCTGATGTTAATTTTAATTGGGGTTTAATTGCTCAAGCGGGAACAAGTGGAACAGATGGTACTAGCGGTACAGATGGAACTTCAGGTACTAGCGGAATAGATGGTACTTCAGGTACTAGTGGTGTAAATGGGACTTCAGGAACAAGTGGTTCTTCAGGTACGTCAGGTGCCGGAGTTGCAAATTATTATGCGACATATAGTAGTTCTCAAACTCAATTTGCTACTTTAGCTAATACCGAATATATAGTAACTTATGACACTATAGAAATAGAAAATGGTATTTCCGTAGTTAATGGTTCACAAATAACAATCCAATATAATGGTATATATGAAATAGGATTTTCACCAATGGTTGAAAAAACTCTATTTAATGGTGACTTAGATGTTAATATTTGGTTAAAAATAAATGGTAATAATATTGATAGGTCAAATAGTATCGAAGGTTTTCAAACTCCTTCTATTAAAGCCTTACCATATATTCAAACAATACTTCAATTAAATCAAGGAGATTATATTGAAATTGCCTATTCAGCAACTAAAACAGGTGTACAATTAACAGCTGTTAGTGGACAAACATCTCCATTAATACCGGCAGCACCATCTATAATTGTTGATATTAAAAACGTTGGTGTTGCTGCCGTAGCTTATACTTCAACATCGGGTACTTCAGGTACTCGAGGAACATCAGGTACAAGCGGTACTTCAGGTATTAGTGGTTCTTCAGGGACAAGTGGTACAGATGGTATTAGTGGGTCTTCAGGAACTAGCGGTTCTTCAGGTATTAATGGAACAAGTGGTACTTCAGGTACAAGTGGTTCAGACGGAACTAGTGGTACTTCAGGAACAACCGGAACATCAGGTACTAGTGGTACTGATGGTACTTCGGGTACAAGTGGTTCTTCAGGTATAAATGGTACTAGTGGTACATCAGGAACATCGGGAACTGATGGTACATCAGGGACTAGTGGTAGTTCAGGGACTAGTGGTACGTCAGGGACTTCGGGAACGGACGGTACTTCAGGGACTAGCGGTACGGACGGTACTTCAGGGACTAGCGGTACGGATGGTACTTCAGGGACTTCGGGAACGGACGGTACTTCAGGAACAAGCGGTTCGGATGGTACTTCAGGAACTAGTGGTACAGACGGTACATCAGGAACAAGTGGAACAGATGGTACTTCAGGAACTAGCGGTACAGACGGAACATCAGGAACTTCGGGCTCAGATGGAACATCAGGAACTTCGGGTTCAGATGGAACTTCGGGAACTAGCGGGACTTCAGGAACAAGTGGTACAGACGGTACTTCAGGAACAAGCGGAACTGATGGTACTTCGGGTACTAGTGGTTCAGATGGTACGTCAGGAACTAGCGGAACAGACGGTACTTCAGGAACAAGTGGTACAGATGGAACTTCAGGTACTTCAGGTACTTCAGGAACTGATGGTACTTCAGGTACTAGCGGTACGGATGGTACGTCAGGAACTTCGGGTACAAGTGGTTCAGATGGAACTTCGGGTACTAGTGGAACGGATGGTACATCAGGAACTTCAGGTACTAGCGGAACAGACGGAACATCAGGCACTAGCGGAACTGATGGTACTTCGGGAACAAGCGGTACTGATGGTACTTCAGGTACAAGTGGGACTGACGGAACTTCAGGAACAAGTGGGACTGATGGTACATCAGGTACTTCGGGTACAAGTGGTTCAGATGGAACTTCGGGTACAAGTGGTTCAGATGGAACTTCGGGTACTAGTGGTACAGACGGAACATCAGGGACTAGTGGAACTGATGGTACTTCAGGTACTAGCGGAACGGATGGTACATCGGGAACAGACGGAACTTCGGGTACTAGCGGAACAGACGGAACTTCAGGTACTAGCGGAACAGATGGAACTTCAGGAACAAGTGGTACATCAGGAACTTCAGGAACAAGCGGAACTGATGGTACTTCGGGTACTAGTGGTTCTGATGGAACTTCAGGTACTAGCGGAACAGACGGTACTTCAGGGACTAGCGGTACGGACGGAACTTCAGGAACAAGCGGAACTGATGGTACATCAGGAACAAGTGGAACTGACGGAACTTCAGGAACTTCGGGAACAGATGGTACATCGGGTACTTCGGGAACGGATGGAACTTCAGGTACTTCGGGAACGGATGGTACATCGGGTACAAGTGGAACAGATGGAACTTCGGGTACTAGCGGAACAAGTGGTTCAGATGGGACATCAGGTACTTCGGGAACGGATGGTACATCGGGTACAAGTGGAACAGATGGAACTTCAGGTACAAGTGGAACAGATGGAACTTCAGGTACATCAGGTACTAGCGGAACGGATGGTACATCAGGTACAAGCGGAACTTCGGGAACGGATGGTACTTCAGGTACTAGTGGTACGGATGGAACTTCAGGTACTAGTGGAACAGATGGTACATCAGGAACAAGTGGTACGGATGGAACTTCAGGTACTAGTGGAACAGACGGAACTTCGGGGACTAGTGGTACGGATGGTACATCAGGAACTTCAGGTACTAGTGGAACAGATGGTACATCAGGTACTAGTGGAACAGATGGTACATCAGGAACTTCGGGTACAAGTGGTTCAGATGGAACTTCAGGGACTAGTGGAACGGACGGAACTTCAGGTACAAGTGGAACAGATGGTACTTCAGGAACAAGCGGAACGGATGGTACTTCAGGAACTTCGGGGACAGATGGTACATCAGGAACAAGCGGAACGGATGGTACTTCAGGTACTAGTGGTACGGATGGAACTTCAGGTACTAGTGGTACGGATGGTACATCAGGGACTTCGGGTACTAGTGGAACAGACGGAACTTCAGGAACAAGTGGTTCAGATGGTACGTCGGGTACTTCAGGTACTTCGGGTACAAGTGGAACAGATGGTACATCAGGAACTAGTGGTACGGATGGTACGTCGGGAACAAGTGGTACTTCAGGCACATCAGGAACAAGTGGTACTTCAGGAACAACAGGGACTTCTGGTACTAGTGGTTTAAGTGGTATATCTGCGGGACAAACCTATTATTTCAATGAAAGTCAAAATTCTGATGTTTCAGGTTATAAAGTATTATCAACAATTCCTTCAAGTGCTACAACACAAACGGTTACAACAAATTTAACAGGAAGTCAACAAAATGTATTGGTTTCCGATTATATAACACCTCAACTAGGTTTTGCGACAATACCTGCCGGTGTACAAAGATTTCATTTACATTTCTTAAAACAAGCGAGTAATGACGATATCGACGCTTATGTTGAAATACAATTAGCGGATTCAACAGGAACACCTATTGGGTCAACAATTACATCTAATGTTGCGTTAATTGGTTGGGTTAGTGCAGTAATACCGGTTGAACTTGTTGTTGATATTGTATTACCAACAACAACTATTGACCCAACAAATAGAATGATTGTTAGGTTATATCTTAACAATAATGATGCTACAGCACATTCAGTTGTTTATTATACTGAAGGTAACTCATATTACTCATTTGTAGTAACATCAGTTGGTTCGGTTGGTGGAACTGCAGGTACAAGTGGTAGTTCAGGTACATCAGGAACTAGTGGTACTTCAGGAACAGATGGAACTTCAGGTACTTCAGGCACTTCAGGAACAAGTGGGACAACAGGTACGTCAGGAACTAGCGGAACAGATGGGACATCAGGAACTAGCGGAACAAGTGGAACAGATGGGACATCAGGTACGAGCGGAACTACAGGTACATCAGGAACTTCAGGTACAACGGGTACATCAGGTACAAGTGGTTCAGACGGAACATCAGGAACTAGCGGTACAACAGGTACTTCAGGAACTAGTGGAACTACAGGTACATCAGGTACATCAGGTACATCAGGTTCAAGTGCGACATCAGGAACTTCAGGTACAAGTGCAACGTCAGGAACATCGGGTTCTTCAGGTGTTAATGGAACATCAGGAACAAGTGGAACATCAGGAACAACAGGAACATCAGGTTCGAGTGGTATTTCTCCAACAGGTTTAGTTGCCTCTAATTATGTAGCTAAAGGTTATAAAAACGGAACGGCTCAAACTATTCCAAACAACACGGATACAGTTGTAACATTTATAGATGATTTTGACCCTCAAGGTTGGATTACATCTAATAAATTTCAACCAACAATTGAAGGGTATTACCATATTCAAGTTGCAGTATGGTGGGATGCAGGTTCTGTTACTAATAACCAAAATAATATTCAAGTTAGAAAAAATGGTAGTACTCAAGTTGCTATTCAACAAGCTCAAATTTTAACAGGTTCTGGATATGGTCAAGAAATTGATATTATAATATATTTTAATGGTACTACAGATTACATTGAAGTAACAGCATTTACCGGTAACCCAACATCTCAAAATATAAATGGTGCTAGTTCAGGTACTTGGATTACCGGAGCATTGATTGTGGGTGGTGGTTCATCAGGTACATCGGGAACATCAGGAAGTAGTGGTACAACAGGGACAAGTGGAACATCAGGGACTTCAGGTTCATCAGGTGTTAACGGAACTTCAGGTACAACCGGTACGTCAGGAACATCAGGTTCAAGTGCTACTTCAGGAACTTCAGGTACAACAGGTACTTCGGGAACAAGTGGTTCGTCAGGTGTTAACGGAACTTCAGGCACATCAGGAACTACGGGTACAAGTGGAACATCAGGTTCAAGTGCTACTTCAGGAACTTCAGGTTCGTCAGGGGATAATGGTAGTTCAGGAACAAGTGGTACTACAGGTACATCAGGTACTTCAGGAGCCAATGGTTCTTCAGGAACTAGTGGTACAACTGGTACTTCAGGTACTTCAGGTTCAAGTGCAACATCAGGAACAAGTGGTTCTTCAGGAGCGAATGGTTCTTCAGGAACTAGCGGTACAACAGGAACAAGTGGAACTTCAGGTTCAAGTGCAACTTCGGGAACTTCAGGTTCTTCAGGAGCCAATGGTTCTTCAGGAACTAGCGGAACAACAGGAACAAGTGGAACATCAGGTTCTTCAGCAACAAGTGGGACATCAGGTTCTTCAGGAGCGAATGGTTCTTCAGGTACATCAGGAACGACAGGAACAAGTGGAACATCAGGTTCAAGTGCAACTTCGGGAACTTCAGGTTCTTCAGGGGCAAATGGTTCTTCAGGAACTAGCGGAACAACAGGAACAAGTGGAACATCAGGTTCAAGTGCAACTTCGGGAACTTCAGGTTCTTCAGGGGCAAATGGTTCTTCAGGAACTAGCGGTACAACAGGAACAAGTGGAACATCAGGTTCAAGTGCAACTTCGGGAACTTCAGGTTCTTCAGGGGCAAATGGTTCTTCAGGAACTAGTGGTACAACTGGTACTTCAGGTACTTCAGGTTCAAGTGCAACTTCGGGAACTTCAGGTTCTTCAGGAGCCAATGGTTCTTCAGGAACTAGCGGAACAACAGGAACATCAGGGACTAGAGGAACAAGTGGAACATCAGGTTCTTCAGGTGTTAATGGTTCTTCAGGTACAAGTGGAACATCAGGTTCTTCAGGTTCTTCAGGTGCTAATGGTTCTTCAGGTACAAGTGGAACATCAGGTTCTTCAGGTGCTAATGGTAGTTCAGGTACAAGTGGAACATCAGGTTCTTCAGGTGCTAATGGTTCTTCAGGTACAAGCGGAACAACGGGGACATCAGGTTCTTCAGGTGCAAATGGTAGTTCGGGTACAAGTGGAACATCAGGTTCATCAGGAGCAAATGGTAGTTCAGGAACATCAGGTTCTTCAGGAGCGAATGGTACTTCGGGAACAAGTGGTACTACAGGAACATCAGGAACTAGAGGGACTAGTGGTACTTCAGGTTCGTCAGGTGCTAATGGTAGTTCAGGAACATCAGGTACTTCAGGTTCGTCAGGTGCTAATGGTAGTTCAGGAACATCAGGTACTTCAGGTTCGTCAGGTGCTAATGGTAGTTCAGGAACATCAGGTACTTCAGGTACTTCAGGTGCTAATGGTAGTTCAGGAACATCAGGTACTTCAGGAACAAGTGGAACTACAGGAACATCCGGAACAAGTGGTTTATCAGGTGTTAACGGAACAAGTGGAACAAGCGGTTCATCAGGTGCTAATGGTAGTTCAGGAACATCAGGTTCTAGTGGTATTAACGTAGGTTCATCGGCAGTCATTATATTAGGCGGTGGAGCTTGTTCATCTGTTAGAACAGGTGTTAGTAATGCTTCTACGGGGGCTTGTTCTGCAGTTTTAGGTGGTAGTTCAAATAGTGGAGGAACTAATTTTAGTGTTATTGGTGGTGGTTGTGGTAATAATATTTCAAACGGGGCTTATGGTATTATTGTTGGTGGTCGTTCAAATGTATCATGTTGTTTTGGTTTTATTGGTGGTGGTTGTTTTAATTCAGTATGGGGGATTTATTCCTCAATTGTCAGTGGTTGCCTAAACTTAATACAAACAGCATGTCATTCCTCAATAGGCGGAGGGCTAAGTAACCTAGTGACAACTGGAGCAAATAGGTCATTTATTGGAGGTGGTCGTAGTAGTTATATTTCAACTAGTTATTCAACAATTGCCGGTGGTCAAAATAATTCAGTTATAACTCAAGCACATTCAACAATTGGTGGAGGTCGAAAAAATTGTATAACTAGTTGTGCTGGATTTATTGGAGGTGGTTTTTGTAATACAATTTCTAACAAATACTCAACAATTGGTGGTGGTATTTCTAATACATTATCAGGTTATCAAGCGTCTATTTTAGGTGGTGCTGGTAACACATCTTCAGGTCAACAATCGGCTATTGGAGGTGGATGTTCTAATATAGTATCAGGTACTCGTTCAGTTATTGGTGGTGGTTCTTCAAATTGTGTGACTGATACAGCATCCTCAATATTAGGTGGCGAATCTAACTGTGTTACAGGTAAAAATGGGAATGCTATTATTGGTGGATGTAAGAATTCTATTAATCAAAGTTCAGGTAATTCTAATATTGGCGGAGGAGTTTCTAATACGATAGCCGCTTCTTATAGTAGTTTAATTGGTGGTGGTTATAAAAATTATATAGCGGCAAGTCTTTGTTCTCTTATTGTTGGTGGTCGAAATCATTATATCAAAGCAAATTGTTCATTTATTGGTGGTGGTTGTGGAAACAATGTAACTGGTAACTTATCAACAATTGTTGGTGGTAGGAAAAATTTTATAAATACGACTAATTCTGTAATTGTCGGAGGTGCTGTGAATTGTGTATGTTACACTTATTCATTCATTGGTGGTGGTTATCAAAATATTGTTAATTCCTCTTGTAGTACTATTGGTGGTGGATATAGAGCATGTATTATTGGAGGTGGTTATTCAAAATTTGGAACAATTGGTGGTGGTGGGGCTAACTATATCGCAAATAGTTATTCGTCTATTATTGGTGGTGGGATTCTTAATTGTATTTGGTTAACTAGTGGTAGTAATCCGGGTAATACAGCGTGTAATAATTCAATATTAGGTGGTAAAGGTAATCATATTAAAGAAACAAATGGTTATTCTTATGTACGTTTAAGACATAATACTATTACAGGTGGTGAAGCAAATTGTATTCGAAATGTTGCGGCTAGTACTGATGTTGATGGTAATTTTATTGGTGGTGGTACTAATAATCTTATAGAAGCAACAAGATGTTCAGTTATTGTTGGTGGTTATAAAAATATTATTAACGGAAAGAACGCTTATAACTTTAATAGTATTTTAGGTGGTAGTTATAATATAATATCAGGTAATTACTATAACTCACATATTATTGGTAGTAATCGTACTGCAAATGCTAGTAACACAACTTTCGTTAACTATTTAGATAAACAAGGTGGAACATTTAGTATTGACCACCCAAATCCGAGTTTAAGTTGTACTTTAAGATTAAATCACTCATTTGTTGAATCCCCAACTGCCGGTGATAACTTATATAGATATATTGTTGTTACTTCAGGAGGAACAGCAACAATTGAATTACCGGATTATTTCCAATATCTGAATAAAGATGTTCAAATATGGGTAACACCAACTGATAGTTTTGCGATTGGTTATGGTAAAATAAATGAAAGTTATACTGAAGTTACAATTTATGGTAATCAAGATGTTGAATTTAATGTTTTAATTGTTGGTACAAGAAAAGATAAAAACACTAAATTTTGGAAAGGTGTTGAAACACCTCAACCGAATAAATGTAATGATGTTTAATAATAATTTAATCCCCTCCGATATAGAGGGGATTTTTATTTACAACTAACATAAAATTATTATTTTTTAGGAAAAACTATAATGAAATTATGTGTTATAACTAATTACCAAAATAAAGGGTATATTAATGAAATTATTGCTTTTGATAAAATTTTAAATTCTTTGAGTATACCTCATAACGATGTTTATAATTTTAACTTACCTAATATAACTTACCAAATAAATAAAACCTACACACACGCTTTAATATTTTTAGATTACAAAATTAGTAGTATTGAACTTTACAAACAATTTTTTAAAGAACTACAAATACCAAAAATTTTTATAATAGATTCAATACCTCATCATAATAAAGAACTTAATGATGAGTTTATTAAGATAAACGTTAATGGGATGGTAAATAACTTTTGTGGATTACCAATTAACTATCAGTTATTAATTTACGACAATTATGCCGATGGGTTTATATTTTTTAATGATAATGATGTTAATTTATTTCAAAGTTATTATCAATTAACCAAACCCAAACCCGCTTTAGTAATATCCCCACCTTTAGGTGACATTAAGGATATTAAAATAAATTTTGATAATATGACCCCCAATAAAAATATTGGGTTTAATGGGTATCCTTCATATCAATCCGGAATGTTTAATTTATTAAATCTAATTAAATTTAACCCAAAATATAATTTAAATTTATATGGTGCACATGGAAGAGATGAGGTTTTAAATGAAATGATAGCTAACCATTTAACCTCAACAAGTAATAGGATTAGATTTAAAGGTAGATTGAAAAACGATGAAAAATTCTTTAAAGAAAACTACATATATTCTAACTTATCAATATATGATACTTTTGATTATTATACTTTTTTTAGTTTATTAAATGGGTCAGTTCCAATTATTAGTAATACTTCGGGAACATCTTCATTTTTTAAATCGTATCCATTCATTGTTAATAATACGGCGGACTCAATGTCTAATGTGTTAGAAGTAATTAATACAACTTCTGTTAATGACATGAAAGAAATTTTAAATAATGCTCTTGAGGGTATTAAACATTTAAACAATGACAATGTTAGTCAACAATATATAAAATTCATAAATTCATTATGATGAATAAACAATCAACATTAGGATTTGATAAGATATACGTAATAAATTTAAAACGTAGACCTGATAGAAAAGAGAATTTAATTAAAACCCTTCCGGGTCTTGATTTGACATTCATTGAGGCGGTTGATGGTAATGAATTATCCGTTGAACAATTAATAAAAGAAAAGAAACTTAATAAATCATTTTATGACCCTTGGGGTAAAGTGACTATGGGAATTTTTGCTTGTGCATTATCTCATAAAAAGGCTTGGGACCAAGCGTTAATGGATGGTGTTGAAACTGCGTTATTTTTAGAGGATGATGTGTATTTGACAATTCCTGTTTTAGAAAATGGTAATTTTACCCCCGAATATCAATCTATTTTTGACGATATTCAAGAATACGATTGGGACTTAGTTCATTTAGGTAAAAAGACATCAGGACAAAGTGGTATTGATGTTAGTAAACATTTGGTGATTCCAAAATATAATACAAACTATAATGGTGCTCATTCGTATATCGCAACAAGAGATATGATAAAAACAATGTCTGAAGAATATTGTCCAATTAGATATGCCGCTGACATTTATTTAGAACAATTATATAATACTCATAATACTTTCACATTAAGTAAAAATTTGTTTAAACAGATTAGTGATAACTTTAGTGCGGAAAACGCTGACTCGGACACATACTACAATGAATATAGAGAAGGTGGTGGACGTGTTGGACTTTCATTTGATGAAAATGGTAATGTTTTAAATAAGAAAATTGTGAACTACTTAAAACAACCTAAAGATATTATTGATAGATATGTTGAGTTAGTATTAGATAAACCAAAATTTGGTGTACAAAAATTTAACAAACCAAACTTTTTTGGAATAACAAAATTATTAACCTTTCTTTCCTCTGAATTAGGTGAGAATGAAACGATGGTGGAACTTTACCCCCATTTTGGTGAACTAACTTTTTTCTTTGGTAGTTGTGGATTATTTAATAATATCTACGCAATTGACCCTTTATGTGGTGAAGATAAATTTAATGTTGATAATGAGATTACTTGGGACGATGTTAGAGTTGGATTCCACAGCAACACATATCATTTTAAAAACATATCTCATATTGAGAAAACTCCGGATGAGGTATCTGAAGATTTTAATAATGTTTCGTTTTTATTTATTAATAATCGGAATAATGGTGATGTAACACCATTAATTTCTCAATATTATGATAAGATTAAAGATGATGGATATATTGGGGGTGATTGTCATGAAAAAATCAATATACCTAATGCTAAAGTATTTGATAACGGATATTGGGTTATTAAAAAAAATGAACTCTATTTAAATTAAAAAACCCTCATACGAGGGTTTTTTTATTGTTGGTCAATTGCGTCTACTATTTTCTGAATGTCAAAAACTTCGTATAAGTCATTATAAGGTATTGAACTGATATCTTGGAATAAAAGATATTTAGAATAATGTGGATGATTTAAATCAGGTGTTTTTGTTGGTTCATTTGCCATAATATTATTATGAATATCAAATCCAAATACTTTAGGATTAGTCCCCACCCAAGTAACAACTGATGGTAAGTTTAAAGCCGTGGCAATGTGCATTACACTGCTATCAATTAACAATCTTTTTGTTGACATACTTAACAACACGGCAATACTTCTGAAAGAATCTAACGCTTGGAATGTGTTTTCATAGATTATTTGGTCTTCTCTTTTAACGTGTAATATAGCATAATCTTTAGCGTAATGATTAATAATGTCTTGCATTATTGGTTGGGGAATATCTCTTGTCCAACTATACTTTAAAGGTTGATTAATTGCCCCACCATGTGGTTGAATAACCATAATTGGTTTGTCTAATTTATAAAACGATTCAAAGTATTGTTTTTCCGCTTTACTAATAAACAACTCCGGTTTTTCACCATCGTAATTTAAACCATACATTTCACACCATAACTGAATAAGATGTTTTTCTTCAGTGATATAACTTGATGTTGTGTATGGGTCAGAAACAAATACTTTAGCGTCTTTACCCATAATATATTTTTCATATATACCACTTATTGTTTCGTGGGTTAATACTTTATTAACATTTGGATTACCAATGAAGACATCCGGATAACTACTAACAACAATTATGTTAGCTTTACTATATTGTTTTTTTATAGCTTTTAATACTGCGGTTGCCATGATATTCTTACCAAGTCCCCCATCTATTTGAAAAATTACATTCATATTATTCTTTATTTTCTTTTAATCCAAATTTTATCCATTTATACCACACTCTTTCGTGTAGGAAATATATTAATGGTTTTATACATAACTCTGTTAATCCGATACTACCTGAAACCCAAAAATTCCCTGTAAATGCGTATGATATCAAACAGGTTTGTAGTGTTCCTAACATTCTATAACTAACGGCTTTACCTACGTGTCTTTTAATTTCTACTTTCATTATCTAACAATTACTACATCACCTTTCCAAATAACTTCATTTGCGGTACAGCTAAGGTGGTGTTTATCCACATCTGTGTTTCTTGATGGGTCGTATACAATATCTCTTGTTGTATGTGGAGGTATTTCAAAAATTACATTTGACGCAACTCTTTCAACACCATCAATTAATATTCTCCAAAATAAGTGATTATCATCACAAAGTGTATTATATCTTAATTTAACATCAATCATAACTTACCTTCTTTTTTCATTTGTTCTCTAATCTTTGTTGCTGATATATCGTGAATTTCTTGTGGCGGAATATGTTCAATAATATCATATCCGACACCTCTACCAAACTCAATTGAACAAATATCAGGAATGACCATCACTTTAACTCTTTCTTCTTCTGAATAAAAGTTTGAGATATTCTCTCTAACTTGTTCTGCAGTAAACGGATTTTTCTCGTCCGGTTGTATATCTCTAATGCAAATTAAAACATTCTTACCCTCATCCATTGCTCTTTTAAACAATTCTTGGTGACCCAAATGTAATGGCTGCCATCTACCAACAAACATAGCATATTGACCATCTTTTGATGGTAAGGATGAACCTACGTGTATTTTTTTACTCCAATTTTCCATTTGTTTTAAATTCATTAATTTTGTTAATAATATTACCTAACGATTTTTGTTCGGCAACATTTGTTGTGTTTACATCCACAAAGTTTTCTGTTGGTGGTTCATAGTTGGAAACATGATAATCTTCTCTACCTCTAATATCTTCGGTATGAACATAAAACTCTAAAACATTATGTTTATTTTTAAAATCATCACGTTGGTCTTTATAAGGTGATACTAATGAAACTATCACATCAAATCCTTTTGAATTTAAAAATAATGAAATGTCTTGTGCTTTCTCAATATTTTTTCTTCTTCCTACTTCAGAGTAATCTTTATTTTGAAAGACATCTCTAATGTCATCACCATCTACAATCATTATATTACTTGGGTGTAGATAATCTTTAAGTTTTTTTGCTAATGTGGTCTTACCTGCTCCGGGTTGACCTGTAAACCAATATATCATAATTAAAATTTTTTATACGTATCCAAAATAATCATAAAACCATTTATAATGATTTTTAATATTCATTGAAATTTCATATCCCAACACTTCCATATAATCATCTGGTTTTCTTTCAAATTTAGGTCTTAATTGATGGTCACCAAATATACCATGTACTCTATCATCTTCGTGTGTTAATTGAGAGATATTCTCAAAGTCGTGTCCTTCATAATATGGTAGTTCCAAATATTCATATATTCTACCCATTTCTTCTTCAGGATTACTCATTAAATCCTCATAACGAATGAATAACGTTTTTTCCGCAATACCTTGTTGAATAATATCTTGTAATCTATCAATTGCAACTCCAACAGGGATTCCTGATGCCCAAATATCAACACGTTTGTTTAATGTTGTTCCAACTAATTGAGCCGGGTTTTGAATACCATTTTCTCTATGAGGATTTTTACGGAAATTTTTTTCCATAGAAGAATAGATAGCTCTAATGTCTCTAACCATACAAATAATTTTTGGTTCAGGTTGTAACATTTTAAGTAATCCATAATTTATTCCCCACTCTCTACTTTTATCCATAACGATTGGTTTATCTGTTAATCGTTTGAAATACCCTTGCATTCCGTCTTTACAGAAATCAACAAACGCTTTGGTCATTTCATCTTGGTCTTGGGCTTGAAAAGCTTGAGAATGATTGTAGTTGTTTTTACATGCAATAACAAAATCAACTAAACCGGATGTTGGTGTAGAATAAATTTCAGGGTTTTGTGCTAACAAGTTTTGTATAAGTGTACTACCACTTCTTGGTAGTGATGAGTTAAAAAATATTTTTTTCATCAAATTAAATATTATATATGTGTATTATTACTTCTGTGTAATGTTCTATGAATTCATCTGTCATTAAATTCCATTTAATGTTCACACCATCAATAGAGTATACCTCAACATTTATAAAATATTGTAAGTAAGTATTTCTAAAGTGTTTGAATTTTTCTTTTAAAATAGGGTCACCTAAATGCCATTCTCCGGCAATTTTTTTAACATTATTTTTAATGAATTCAAAATTTTCATCGTTAAAAATATCATATTCACCACCTTCACAATCTGTTTTTAAAAAATTGATAGTTTCAAGATTGTATAGTTCACAAAGTTTTTTAAAGGTTATACCTTCCATTTGTTTTGCACCACCATAAATGTAATCACCATCAGTATATGTGTCGGTATTTGAAATACCTTTCAATATTGGTGTAACCGGATAACCGATTGTATTTTTAACTAATGTTGGAAATTCATATTCACTTGGTTCAATACAATAAACGTGTTTTGGTTTTTTGGATAAAATACTATAAGTAAATGGACCAACACTTGCACCAAAATCAACAACAATATCACCTTCAGAAACTTCAAAGAATTTTTCATATATTCTTTCAACAAATGTTTCTTGTGTAATTAGTTCTTTATGAAAGAGACCTTCTTCGGTCTGTCCCATCCAACCCCAATCAAAATTATTATAATCCATTATAGTAAATGTTGAATTTGTTGTATTACCATTTCAGGTGTTATTGATTTATGACATTCAAATTGTTTTTCAGTTCCTTTATTAACAGGACACCAATTCCAATCACCCTTATCAAAGGTAAACTCAGGTTTATTCCAACATCCGTTACAAACTGAATGATTTACAATTCTAGTACAATTAAACATAAACTCATGCTCCTCATTTGTAAAGTTAGAAATCATAACAACTTGTTTACCTAACGCCCACGCTAACCAAGATAAACCACTAGATAATCCGATAAAGAATTCACTATGGTGAATTACATTCATTGTGTGGTGAATTGAGGTGTTTTTAATCTTGTTTGCATTTTCAAACGGATTATCTTCTTTGGATACGTTTATTACTTTATATCCTAAATTATGAAGATAATTGATTAACGCCTGCCATCCTTCTCTTGTCCAAAATTTACAACCTGCCGTTGAATTAGTTGCAATGGTAACATATTTCTTTTGATAAGGTCTTGGGTAAATAGTGTTATGTATATTCGGTTTAATCTCTTTAAATTCTAACCCTAATATGTTGGTAATTGTCTGTTGCAATGGAATTGTGTTTGGTAATACAGGTTCTTTATCGGTATTGTAAAACCATCCGATTGTATACATAGCATAAAGATTATGTACGGTCGTTCCCGGAACAACAAATTCAATTTCAGAATATTCATTTTCAAATAAATGATTCCAAAAAGTTGATACAATAACTTTACAATTATGTTTCTTTTTAAATTCTAAAACATATGGAATCCAAGCGATTGAATCCCCTAAAGATTTACTATCGAAAGATATGTAAACTCTTTTGTTTGTTAAGTCCATCGTGTTATCATATATTACCTCATTATCTCGAGTAACAACTGCTCTCCATTTGGTATAATAACTTCTATTTAATTTAACCCAATGATTTGGTTTTATGGTGTTTTCATAATGACAAACACCTTCTTCATCAAAGAATTTTACATTATACTCTTTGTCACCAGTTCCTTTTATTTCTAAAAATGGTTCTTTAACGAAATGTTGGAATATTTGTACTTCATTATCAATCATTGTTTGTTTTTTAATTGGTTCATTTAATATTTTTTGGTATAACTCGTAATTTTTTTCAGCAAATTCTTTTGTTCTATATGTTGGGAATTCATAATAACTTTCATCTTTAATTAAATCTAAAAGTTGATTTTTCATATCAAAAATATCACCTGACAATTGTGTTATATAAGGTGTGAACATATCCATATATTGAGGTAAGTTTCTTGCTAAAATTTTTAATCCATAAGAAATACCTTCTCTTAATACTAACGGATTACATTCCCAAGTTGAGTTAAACATTAGAACATCCGCAGCACACATAAAATCACTAACATTATCTTTCTCCCCCCACACTTTAACGTTTGATGGTAAATCTTTCATAATTGGCATCCAATAATCTTGAAAGTTAGGAGCTTGATTCCCAATGAAATGGAATTCTAATTCAGGGTGAATACCCTCAACTAATTTTGCAATCTCAACACCCTCTTCTTGATTTTTACCTGGAGTCCATAATCCAACATTTATAATGTGAATTTTATTTGGGTCTAAACCTAATTTTTCTTTATTACTTTCTCTATCTATTACAATTGTAGGGTTATACGGAAATTCAATTACTTCACCATACGACGGCATATTTAAGAATGTTGATTCTTTATGAAATGGAGAACAATAAGCGTATGCTTCAGGATGAAACACTTTATCTTTTTCCGGTTGGAATACAACGTTATGACAAGTTTCTACCACTCTCCAAGTTCGGTCATTTTTATAAATGAAATTCATTAACTCATTTGATAATTTATTATGAGCATCAAAATCTTCAATCATTTCATCCAAGTGAATTATGTCAAAATAATTTTCCTCAATAATTTTCTTTAATTCGTTTTTATCTTCACCTAACGTCCAAAAATGTGATGGAGGTATTAATTTTTTAATTCTATTTTTTTGAACCACATAGTGGTCACTATGGTTAGAATATTCCACAACAAATAATTCAGTTTTATCTTTATAATATTCTAATAACGATTCAATTCGTTTTAATAAGAATGATGGCATCCCTCCGGTTGACAGATGTGGAGCCAAGAATAATACTTTAATTTTTTCTTTATGGTGATTTTTTATTTTAGATATGATTTTACCCATTTCCAAAATGTTTTTTTCACCATGAATAAACAATAAATCATCTTTTTTATTTGGTATTTTAACCCATAAACTTTCTTCACTAATATTATAGTTTGAATAGATTTTATCTATCAATTCTAAATTTCCATTAGCATAAATGTAAGGTAATCCATCAAATATTAATTTTTTCCACAATAACACATTTAGTATGGTCTCCTCATTATACGCTGCGTAATATGGTATGTTATTTAATACTTCAGGGTGAGAACACATTTGATACCATTCGTATAAAAAATCAATACATTTTTCATTTGCAACATAATAACCTGTTTGTCTATATTTTTCTCTAACATACTGATTAACATTAAATAATTCACATGCCGGATGTTCCAACGTGGTTGACATATCATCTCTAGTCATAGCACCACCTCGTTCACCTACGTGTAGAAAATCATATATCCCTTCAACAAAATAAGGGTAATTTTTTTCATTATCGTATAAGTCAAAAATTCTATCAACATATGGTGTTGCAATTGAATCACAATCAACGAATGCAACCGTTTTAGTATATTTAGATAAAACGTCTTTAGTGATTAAAGGTTTTTGTATTAAGATGTTATAAATCGTTTTATTAGTTCTATTAATGTAAAAATTATCACCTTCTTGAATGTATCTTTCAGAATTGTCATCAACTAAATCTATATTCCAATTTATGGTTGCAACATTTTTAATGTCCACAACTTTATTAGAGTTAATAAGATATAAGAAAATTGGTAAATTACTATATTCTCGGATTGATTTAATACACATCTTTGCAACATCCAAATAGTTTTCGGTTGCATATAATAGATATGATTTCTCAACCTTATCTTTTAAAATTAAAGGTTCTCTTTTTGAATACGAACTATCAATTAGATTATGATGATGTATTGTGGTTGACATATATTGTAACCCAATCTCGTTTTCTAATAAAAATTCTCTAACGGGTGAATCAACACTATTTTTCTTATGTTGAGATATAAGTTCAATAATTCCTTTACTATAAGCAATTGGTCCCGTTAATCTTAACACAGAATATTTATCCGACCCACCAATATAATTTTTAATATTGTCTTTAACAATTTCAATTACCCTTTTTAAAAATGGGTGATTTGGTTTACAGATAATATGCCAATTTTGAAATTCTCCAAAATAATATTTTAATTCATCAGCCCAATCCAATCCTTCCCAATGAGTTAATAGATATTCATCGGTTGGTAATAAAATTTCTTCCAAAGGTTTAGTGGTACAACTTTTAATATCCAAATAAACACCACCAACTTTATACATTAAAAGGTATCTAAAAAAATCAGATTTTGCTGACCCATAATTTGAGTTAATGCTTAAATAAAGATTAAGAGTTTCTTCATCATAATTTTCTTTAATAAATTCAATACAATCTATATCGTTGTAGAATTTATACTCAAACGTTGGATTCATATCTTTTAACCTTTGAACTACCTCACTTATTTCTGTTGGTAAATCATTAGTTTTGTATGTTTGATGTATTACTCTTGGTATTTGAGGTTTAATTAAGGTAATATCACTAATGTGTCTTATAATTTGATAACCGGGTAATTCTGATACTAATTTATCAATCTCAACTTTATTTGAAACACCATCGTGATATTCTAAAGTTATTTTACTTGGTATTGGAAATGAATGTTCTTTACAATAGTCCAAAAAATCTCTAAAGATAATGTGGTCATGACCTTCAGTATCAATTTTTAAATAACCAATAGATTCAACACCATATGTGTCAATTAATGTTTTCCAACTAATTGTTGGTACTTTTTCTATGGTAACCAAACTATTGTATAGTTCTTCACCTAATTCTTTAATTGCGAAAGGGTGGGGATTATTTATTGAGTTACTACCTCTAACCCACCAAGGTAAATTATTTTCTTCTATTTTCCAATCATCAATATAGTAAACATCTACTACACCATCCGTTGTGGATAACGCTGCTTGGACTTTAATTACATTCTGTTTATTTGGTAATCTATTGATATAATATTTTATTGGTTCAATACTAATACCGATTGTATCGTCATTTGAGGTTTCGATTAATGTGTCAAAATCTGAAGTACCTATTTCAATAAAATCGTAATATTTGAGGTTTAACGACATATTTTTTTATTATAAAAATAATAAATTTATAATAAACTTCCATACTAAACTTTAAAATAGTTAAGTATTTATGGTAAAATAATTCTACCTATATTTATAGTAATGCAAGTAATTGAAATAACAAGTTTAAATGGATATCCACCTTATAGTATATCAATATGTGATATTACATTAACCTATTGTTATGTGGTGGCAACAGGGGTTGTTTCTGTACCTCCAACATTACAACTTGCAGTTCCTTCTCAATTAGAAGGTGATAACCAAGTTTTAGTTGTTGTTACTGATTCAATAGGGTGTGAAGAATTTTTATTGCAAAGTTGTCCGGGAACACCAACCCCAACTCCAACGTTAACACCAACACCAACATTAACAAGAACTGTTATTTGTAATTGTATATCATTTGAAAATACAACTTCAGGTGATTTAAAATTTAGTTTTACTCAATGTAACGGTAAAGTTTTTAATGGTGCTGTTCAATCAGGAACAACATTATATTATTGTGGTAGATTACCATCTGCTGAAGTTGGTGTAAATATTCAAATTAATGAGGAGTGTGTTAGTAATACCTGTACTTCATTAACTCCAACGCCAACTCAAACACCAACACTAACTCAAACATTACCTACAGTTGTGGGTTATTTCCAAGATAGTTGTGACCCTTTAAATACTTTTATAGTGTCTAACATACCTTTGAGTTATTCACCATTATCTGGTGTATATTATGTTCAAAGTAGTGGGTTTGTTGGATGTGCAACCTCAATATCTCCAATAATGTCATCTAATGTTTATTCTTATATTTTATTGAATAGTCAACCTGACGTTAATACTTGTCAAATTTTAAATCCGTGTCCAACACCTACACCAACACCTACTCAAACTCAAACACCCACACAAAATCCTACAAATACTCCAACACCTACACCAACAACTACACCAACTAATACACCAACTTTAACTCCAACTAATACACCAACTTTAACTCCAACACCTACATCAACAACTACACCTACACAAACTTTAACTAATACACCAACTTTAACTCCAACTAATACACCAACTTTAACTCCAACTAATACACCAACTTTAACTCCAACTAATACACCTACATTAACGACAACACCAACTCTTACACCAACACCAACCCCAACATCTGTGAATTTAGATTGTTATTATTATGATGTAACAATAAGTGGTGCAGATTTGGCAGCATCGACAGGTAATACGTCAAACCCTGATAATACTGTTTTAGTTTCATATACCGATTGTGTGGGTGGTTCGGCAACCACACCTTACACAGTTGCTGGAACATATTTTAATGATATATGTGCTGACGATACACAACCAATAGTTGTATTTTATTATCAAGATGATTTACCTTATTTGACTATAAGTAGTTTTGTAACTCAACAAGGTAATTGTCCATAATAATTAAGTAATAATATTTATCTTTTCTATGAGATTATTATCTTTTGTGTAAAAACAAGAGATAAATGAAAATATTTGTACAGATAGCTTCCTATCGTGACCCCCAACTTATCCCAACATTAGATAGTATGTTGGAAAATGCTAAAAGACCTAAAAACTTAAGAATAGGTATATGTCGTCAATATCATCCTGAAGACGGATTTGATAATTTAGAAAAATTTAGTGGAGATAAAAGATTCAGAGTTAAAGATGTTTTATATTCCGAATCTAAAGGTGTATGTTGGGCAAGGAATCAAGTACAACAATTATATGACGGTGAAGAGTATACCCTTCAAATCGATTCTCATATGAGATTTGAAAAAGATTGGGATGATACTTTAATCAAAATGATTAAACAACTCCAAAAGAAAGGATTTAAGAAACCTTTATTAACCGGGTATGTATCATCATTCGACCCTGATAATGAACCGGCAGGTAGAGTTAAAGAGCCATGGAGAATGGTATTTGATAGATTTATTCCTGAAGGTGCGGTATTCTTTTTACCTGAAACAATTCCTGGTTGGGAAAAACTAAAACAACCAATTACCTCTCGTTTTTATTCTGCTCACATGGCATTCACATTAGGTCAATTCAGTGTTGAGGTTCAACACGACCCTGAATTTTATTTTCATGGTGAAGAAATTTCAATTGCCGTTAGAGCGTTTACTCATGGATACGATTTATTCCACCCACACAAAACCGTTATTTGGCACGAATATACTCGTAAGGGTAGAACCAAACAATGGGATGACGATAAAGAGTGGGGTAAAAAGAATGAGTTATCTCATAAGAAGAATAGACAACTTTTCGGAATGGATGGTGAAGAAGTTACTATGGACTTTAGCAAGTATGGATTTGGTACAGAAAGAACTTTACGTGATTATGAAATTTACGCAGGTCTTAAATTTTCAAATAGAGCTGTCCAACAATATACGATAGATAAAAAATACGCACCAAATCCTACAATTTATGAAACTGAAGAAGATTGGTTGGCAAGTTTTGCAAGTATTTTTAAACATTGTATTGACATATCATTTAAACAAGTACCGGAAAAAGATTATGAATTTTGGGTAGTTGCGTTTCATGATGAAAAAGATGAAACTCTTTATAGAAAAGATGCTGACATCAATGAAATAAATGGTATGATGAAAGACCCTGATGGTTATTGTAAAGTTTGGAGAGATTTCCAAACAACATCAAAACCAAAATATTGGGTTGTATGGCCATACAGTACATCAAAAGGTTGGTGTGATAGAATAACGGGTAATTTATAATATATGAAGATACTTTTTTTAGGTTTTACGAGTAAAAATTATAATGGGCACGGTATTAAAATAGATAGGGCTGACTTAACAAGAAAAATGTCTTGTATGGAAACTTGGGTACCGAGAATAGAAAAACTAGGACATGAAGTTATTTTTTTTGATGGTAATAATGAAACTCAAAGTTATGATGAAAAAAATAAAATATTACATTTAATTTCTAATGAAAGTTATGATTATCATTCTTTAAAAGATGATGGGGTTGGTTCATTAATGTATGAAAGATTAAAAGAGGCTGTTGATTGGTGTCTTAAAAATAAAGAATTTGATTATATTTTTAGAACTGACGACGGTTCATATATTAATTCTTTTGTTATTGATAAAATGATTACTGACATTCAAGGGTACGATGTTGTTCATTCTCACGGTGGAGGTGCGGGGGTTTTTATGTCTAAAAAAGTTTGCGAAGATTTAATAAATGATGTAAATGAAGAAAATATTTTTATTGAGGATGTTACTCTATGGAAATTTTTTGACAAACATTCATATAAAAGAAAAACATCAAGTTTATTGTGTCATCAATATATTGTAAGCGAAGATTATTTTTCAATACATTACACTAACGGTAAACGACAATATTTTGTAGATAATGTTATTTCATATTATTATGATGGTAATCCATTAAAACGAAAAGTAATATTAAATTACCCTTTAGACCACGGCACACCATTATTAACAAATACATGGGATAGTGATTTTGTAAGAACCCCAATATATTATTCAATGGATAAAGACATGTTTAATTGGGAACATTATGGCATTGTTGCTAGAAATCATTATGCTGTCACATCTGAATGTCCGTTTGCTAAGAATTCAATAAATGAATTAGTATTTTATAACACTAGATTTGATTTTAATAAAGACCATGAAAAAAATGCTTTTAATAAATATATTGAAAGCGTTAATGACGGTGGAATTATTTATTTCTTTTATAAATTTCAAGAAGATGTTCAAAAAGAAATTTTTGATAAATTAACAGTTATCAGTGAAAACAATTATTTGGAAATTATTAATGAATATGTTAAAATAGAGAATGGGGTTTTTATTAAAACAATTAAACAAACAAATAATAAACAAATATTACCTAACCCAAATAAAATTAGTATGAACGAGAATAAAAAAATAGTATTGGCACAATTTTGGACTGATAATGTATCATATTCTAAATACACAAAGGCAATTAACGAAAGATATTGTGATGAACAAAATTACATATACCATATTGAAACCGATGGGAATAAAATTAGAAATAAAATAGGTAAACGTGCCTTTACTTGGTATAAACCATTTCTTCTTTTAGATGTTTTAGAAGAACATAATCCTGATTATGTTTTATTTTTAGATGCAGACGCAATTGTGGTAAATAATGATTATAGGATTGAATCATTTATTAATAGCAATTTTGATATTATCTGTACAGAAGATTATGGTCCAAGTTTAATGAACGCAGGTGTATTATTAATTAAAAACACCGAATGGGTTAAAACTTTCTTAAAAGAATGGTGGGACGTGTGTGATACTTTAGAGGGTGGACCGGATAATATTAAAGGATTTTATGAAAATGGGTTATGGCATGACCAAACATGTTTTAGTCATTTATTAAAAACATATCCTAATGTTGATAAGCACATTAACATTATTGATAATAAAGTTTTAAATGGTCGTTATTTTAACGATACTCAAAATAAAAATTTTATTTTTCACGCATTTTCATATGGACAATACCCAAATAGAAGCTTAGATAGTGCTTACCATGAATTATTTAAAATCCCAATACCAACAGGTACACAATTATTAGATATTATTCAATACTATCAAACAGACAAACATTCTAGTCATAATTTTTTTAATCTTATCTATAATGATTTATTTAAAGACATATATTTAGATGTTAAAACTTTTATTGAAATTGGTGTTTATGATTGTGAATCAATTAAATTATGGAGAGATTATTTTATTAATGCGGAAATAATAGGTGTTGAATATAATTTACCATATAGTTTAGATAAATTAGGTTCAACTAGTCAAGAAAGAATGACATTCATAAATGCCGACCAATCTAAAGAGGAAGATTTAATTAAATTATGTGAAACATATTCTAACGTTGATGTTATTATGGACGATGGTTCTCACTTAATGAGAGACCAACAAATAACGTTAGCGAAATTATTTAAAATGTTAAAATCTAATGGTATATATATTCTTGAAGATTTACACACTAGTATTGAATTAAAAAATAATCCATATCATTGGACTAATTGGGGGGATATTAATAAAACATTAACTTTAGATATGTTAAAAGATTATCAGAAAACAGGTAAAATTGTGTCTGATTATATGACACAAGATGAAATGGATTATTTAAATGAAAATATTAAAAGTGTTGAAATTTATCAAACTAGACCTGATTGGAGTGTTACTAGTGTAATAATAAAAAAATAATAAAAAAATATGATAAGTGTTGTTTACCATTGTTATTTAGTCGGTAACTGGAAGGAAATTGTTAATGAACAATTAAATAGATTGAAATCTTCAGGACTTTATGATTCTGCGGATATAATAGAAGTTACTGTTAATTTAGATAAGACAGATAAATCTGAATTTGAAAATGTGGTATCAAATTATCCAAAATTAAATGTTGAATATTTTACAGACAACACTGCGGAATACCCAGGAATTAAAAAAGTTAGAGAATTAGCGTTAAATAACGATACCAAAATATTTTATTTTCATACAAAAGGTGTTAGTAACAATTACGACAACTATAATAATAAAACAATATCTCAAGAAAAAATTGAAAACATTAGACAATGGAAAGAATGTTTAGAATATTTTTTAATTGATAAATGGAAAGAATCTGTTGAATTATTAGAATCTTATGATAATGTTGGAGTAACATGTAATGGTGGTTGGTTTTGGGGTAATTTTTGGTGGTCACAATCAAGTCATATTAAAAAAACGCCTGAAGTAGGTTTGTGGGGTAGATGGGATTATGAGGCTTGGTTAAATAGGGACACTCCGGATGCTAAAAACTATGAATTTCACCATTTCTCATATAACCCTTATGTTACTAAATTAGATAAAGATTGGTATACTTTAAAATCTGAATATGTTGGTGATAAAATTATTGTAACTAACGCATTTTATGGTACACCACCATTTCAAATAGACGAGGGATATTCAGGTATGGAACTCAATATAGGTAATGATGTTACAGATATTGTAAAAGAATTATTAAAAATTGAAGATAATCTTCAATTTAATTTTAATATAAATAATGAAAGTATGGGTGGTGACCCAGCATTTGGTTCTCGAAAATTTTTAATTGTTGAATTTTCACCTGAATCTAATTTAAATAAAAAATATAAAATGGGTCTTCATGAAGGTCAAACATTTAATTTTAAATTTTAATAAATGAATAATAATGTAACAATAGTGACCGGTCTTTGGGATTTAGGCCGAGGTAATCTTGATGGGTGGGGAAAAAGAGATTTTTCAAGTTACAAAACAAGATTTTTTGAAATGTTAAATACAGATGCTCAAATGTGTATTTGGATACCTCAAGATTTAGAGGAAGAAGTATTGAGAGTTAGAGGTGATAAACCCACAAAAATATTTATTAAAAATGTTGAGGATTTTGAAATTTGGAATCCTTTTTTTACTGATATTGAAAAAATTAGAACTCAAGATAGTTGGAAAAATTTTGCCGGATGGTTATCCGAATCTCCTCAAGCCGGATTAAAATATTATAACCCAATGATGTTTACCAAATTTTTTATGTTAAATGATTCGGCAATTGTAAATCCATTTAATAGTGATTATTTCTTTTGGGTTGACGGTGGATTAACTAATACTGTTAATAAAGGTTATTTTACACATGATAATGTTTTGGATAATTTGGAAAATTATGTTCGTTTTCATAATAATAAATTTATTCAAATATCATATCCTTATGAGGGTAATGACGAAATTCATGGGTTTGAGAGAAAATCTATGGCACGTTACTGTAATACTGATTACGTTAATTATGTATGTCGTGGAGGATTTTTCGGTGGGAGTAAAGATAATATTCACCAAATGAATGAATATTATTATTCGGTTATGCACGATACTTTGAAAGAAGGTTTAATGGGTGCTGATGAATGTTTGTTTACAATACTATCATATAAACATAAAGATTTAATACATAGGTTTGAAATCGAAGGTAATGGTTTAGTTTGGCCTTTCTTTGAAGAGTTAAAGAAATATACCAAAGATTTTATACAAAACAATAAACCACAAACTAGTACGGATAATGTTGGGTTATATGTGATAACATTTAATTCACCAAAACAATTGGAAGTGTTAATTCAATCTATGTTAGATTATGATAAAGATTTTCTTGAAAAACCTAAAAAATATTTATTAAATAATTCTACAGATTTATCAACAACGCCAAGATATATTGAACTATGTGAACAATATGGATTTGAACACATTAAAAAGGATAACATTGGTATAGTTGGTGGTCGTATTTTTGTTGCTGACCATTTTGATAAAACTAATCATGATTATTATTTTTGGTTTGAAGACGATATGGCCTTTTATCCTAAAAAAAATGAAACCTGTAAAAATGGGTTTAATAGATGGGTGCCAAATTTATATAAAAAATCTTTAGAAATAATTAAAAAAGAAAATTTTGATTTTTTAAAACTTAATTTTACGGAATTTTTTGGGGATAACAGCACTCAATGGAGTTGGTATAATGTCCCACAAGATTTTAGACAAAGACATTGGCCCGACAATCCTAAATTACCGGAACATGGTTTAGAACCTAATTCACCTAAAACAAAATTTGAAAATATTAAATCATATAATGGTTTACCATACGTGACCGGTGAAATATATGTCTGTAATTGGCCTATAGTTGTTAGTAGAGAAGGAAACTATAAATGTTTTTTAGAGACAAGATGGGCTCATCCCTTTGAACAAACAATTATGTCATATGTTTATCAAGAAACAGTTATGGGTAATATAAAACCAGGTTTATTATTATTAACTCCAACAGAACATAATAGATTTGACCATTATGATGGTTCTTTAAGAAAAGAAAGTTAATTTGTTTATTTTTGTAAAGCAAAGTATTTATAAATAAAAACAATAGATGGATTTTTTTATAAAGAAAAACGCAACCTTACCGGTATTAAAGTTACAAGTAGTTAAAGACGGAAGAAGTGACTATAACAAGTTTATGGATATGATTGAAGAATCGGCCATTTTCTTCTCAATGGTTGATGTCGAAACCGGTATTCCAAAAATAAGTTCAAGACCTGCTGGATTTGTTGAAAAAACATTTGTAGATTTAAATGCTGGTCCTGAATATTATATATACTATCAATTTACTCCAAGAGATACAAATAGGGTTGGTAGATATGCCGGTCAATTTATGTTAAGAAATTCTGACGGTGTTCTTATATTACCAATACGTGAAGAATTATTTATAAATGTTCAAGATTCATTTATTGCTGATGATTTAGTTTATGATAGTTGTTACGTGTCAGAATTCCCTTGTTGTATCAATGGACCATATACTACAACAACTACTACAGAATGTTGTCCTTGTACCACAACTACTACCACAATTAATCATACAACAACTACAACCACAACAGTTCCTGTATTATCTGAAGTTAATATGGGTTCAGGCATTTATGATGATATTGGTCATTTATTTATTACTTTTACAGCTGATGGTGCACAATTAATTAAATGTATTGTAGAAGATTATGTGTTGGCCCCTCCTTTTTATATAATTGGTGGTGAAAATTATTATATGTACACCCCATTACAAATAGGAGGAACAATTTATAGTGACCCTAATGGACAAACCATATCATTAATTAATGATGGTAATTATGTTACCCAAATAAATGGGTATCAAATAATTTCAGTTTTTAATTCTGTTATTACCGGAATAGTTAATTTTAATAATTTACTTCCTTGTCATTAATCTAAAATTGATTTATTAATTTTTATCTTTTATATTTATAGAAACAAGACAAACCTGATTTAAAGTCAGTGCTAATATGTCATTCTAAAAAATATAAAATGGTAACACAAGAAGAAATTAAAGCATTCCTTGAGGGGAATGACCCTGAAGAGCATATAGTCGCAATCGAGTATGATTACGTAACTGATGCCATCTACAAAATTAAAGAAGTCCCGGGTCAGGGAAAGATAATCAAAAAAGATACATTTACAGCATTTGCTTGGGTAGGAGATTTAAGAGATTTGAATTTTTATTCAAAATCTAAAGACCTACAAAAAGAAGCAATGAAAAAACATGGAATCATCATTGAGAAATTAGAAACCAAAGGAAATGAGAGATTAGAGAAAGGTCTTAAATTTATGGTTAAATCAATGAAGGGTTATCGAGCTCTTATCCAATTCTTTAAAGAAGGTGGTGTAGACCCTTGGGGTGAAAAAACAAGAGGAAAATTAACAGTACTTCCCCCGGTTGAACAATTCCTTATCTCAAGAGAAAAAAGATTATTTAAAGGGTATGAAGAATACAACGACATCACCCGACTCGGATTTGACTTGGAGACGACCGCTTTGGAACCAAAGGATGGTCGTATATTTATGATTGGAATCAAAACTAATAAAGGATACCAAAAAGTTATTGAGTGTGCTGACGAAGACCAAGAAAGAAGAGGGTTGGTAGAATTCTTCAACATTATTGACGAACTTAAACCATCAATCATTGGTGGGTACAATTCTGCAAACTTTGACTGGTTTTGGATATTTGAAAGATGTAAAGCACTTAACTTGGACATCAAAAAGATTGCAAAATCTTTAAACCCGGCAAGACCGATATCACAAAAAGATGGAATGTTAAAACTTGCCAATGAGGTAGAAAGATATTCCCAAACTCAATTATGGGGTTATAACATTATTGATATTATTCATTCGGTTCGTAGAGCACAAGCTATCAATTCAAGTATTAAATCTGCGGGACTTAAATACATTACTCAATATATCAAAGCGGAATCTCCCGACCGGGTATATATTGACCATTTAGACATTGGACCAATGTATGCTAAAAAAGAAGAATATTGGTTAAATGTTGAGAATGGAAAATATAAAAAAGCGGACAATCCAGCATTTGATAATTTAGACACAAGGTTTCCGGGAAAATACTTAAAGGTAACCGGTGATAACATTGTAGAGAGATATCTTGATGATGACTTGGAGGAAACGTTAACGGTGGATGATGAATTCAATCAGGGAACGTTTCTATTAGCATCGATGGTACCAACAACATATGAAAGAGTTTCCACTATGGGAACCGCAACTCTATGGAGAATGATTATGTTAGCTTGGTCATACAAAAACAAATTGGCTATTCCCCAAAAAGAAGAGAAGACCGACTTCGTAGGAGGACTTTCACGACTACTTAAAGTTGGTTACTCTACCAATGTACTTAAACTTGACTACTCTTCCCTGTACCCATCTATTCAGTTGGTTCACGATGTGTTTCCCGAGTGTGATGTTATGGGTGGAATGAAAGGTATGTTAGCTTACTTCCGTAATGCTCGTATTATGTATAAAAACTTGGCAGGTGAGTTCTATGAAACTGACCGTAAAAAGTCCTTATCATATGACCGAAAACAATTACCAATTAAGATTTTTATCAACTCAATGTTTGGGGCGTTATCAGCACCTCACGTTTATGAATGGGGGGATATGTTTATGGGGGAACAAATTACTTGTACCGGTAGACAATATCTTCGTCAGATGATTAAGTTCTTTATGAAGAAAGGTTATACACCACTTGTAATGGATACCGATGGTGTGAACTTCTCAAAACCTGAAGGGTGGGAGAACAGACGTTACGTGGGTAAAGGATTGAATTGGAAAGTTAAAGAGGGTAAAGAATACACCGGTGATGATGCCGACGTTGCTGAGTTTAATGATATTTTTATGAGAGGTGAGATGGCTTTAGATACTGATGGTACTTGGCCTTCGTGTATAAACTTGGCTCGTAAGAACTATGCGGTTATGGAGGCAAGTGGTAAAATTAAACTTACCGGGAATACAATTAAATCTAAAAAACTTCCATTGTATATTGAGGACTTTTTAGATAAAGGTGTAAAATTACTATTGGAAGGTAAAGGACAAGAATTTATTGAGTGGTATTATGAATACTTACAAAGAATTTATGATAAAGATATTCCTCTTATGAAAATTGCTCAAAGAGCAAAAGTTAAGTTATCAATTGATGATTATAAAAAACGTTGTACACAAAAAACTAAAGCAGGCTCATTGATGAGTAGAATGGCTCATATGGAATTGGCTATTAAACACGATTTAAAAGTATCGTTAGGTGATGTTATTAGTTATGTTAATAATGGAATTAAGGCTTCACATGGGGATGTTCAAAAAATTACTAAAAACAACTACACTAAAAAAGAATTGGATTTATTTACATCAGTAAATGGTGTAGAACCTGAAGATAAGTCGACCTCAACTATACAACTTAATTGTTATATGTTAGACCAAACAGAGATTGAAAATAATCCGGATATGAGGGGTGATTATAATGTAGCGAGAGCGATTGCAACATTTAATAAAAGAATTGGTCCTTTATTGGTTGTGTTTAAAGAAGAAGTTAGAGAACAACTAATAGTTACTAATCCGGAAGATAGAGGATTCTTTACTAAAGAACAATCTGAACTTATAAATGGTGTTCCATTTAAAGAGGGTGACCAAGATAGATTAAAAGAAGATGTGTTAGATATTAGTGAGGGTGAAATTAAATATTGGGAAAAACGAGGAATGAGTCCTGATTATATTTATGATTTAGCGTCAGAAGGATGGGAAGAGTTTATTAATTAAAACAAAAAAGGTGTCACATTCGACACCTTTTTTTATTCTAATTTTAAACCATCTGATGAGACGATGTACCAATTATTTTCTAACATATAAAATTCAACACAAGCTCCCCAATCAATAAATATTTCATCATAGTACTCATCTATTTTACCTGAAATAGGTCTAATGAATACTTTGGTTAATGCTTTAATAATAATATGTTCTGTTGTATTGGAATCTAATATTATATTACAAGATTCAATATCTTTAATTACAAGTAGAATTTCCCCATTTGTTCTGTAATCGGATTCGGTAATAATTTTTTTCATTGGTATTAGTTCAGTTTCTTCAGTATTTTCTATCTCGATTAAAGTATTACCTAAAAATCGTGGGTCGTTAATTGTTTTTCTTGTTAATCTTTGAGTTATAGTATTCATAAATTATATTACATAAATTTGTCTTGGCATTGCTCGGAATTTAAGTTGTTTGTTTAAATTCTCAGCAAGTAATGCTTCACGTTCCATCATTTTATCAGGTCGTAATCTTTCTAATCGTAATTTTAATTCTTCTTCAAGTTTAGATTTTTCATCTTTACCTTCAGTTGCTAAAGTGGCGTAATCCATTGTTAACTCACTATCTGGTGTTTTAATGTTACCACTAAATTTACCTCTAACTCTTGATAATGTTTCTTTACAATAAGCCGTAAACCATCTTCTAACAAATTGTTGTGAAGGGTTATTTAAGTCAATCCAAGACATTGAATCAATTGGAACATCCGATGGTAATTTAATAATATCCGGATTGTCTTTTAAACAATTATCTCTGTCTGCCGGACCAACATCATAATACCAATACCATACTTTACCTCTTGCCATTTCTTGGTTACCAAAGTCAAATTTACCACCAGGTGTGTTCATTAAGTGAAGGGCTTTTTTACCTTCAGGTAATGCTGTTATGGTATATGTTAAATCTCCGGCAATAATTCTTCTTTGAATATTAATTTCTTGCATTCTCAATAACATATCAAATGCTGGCATCATAAAATATGACCCTGACGCACCCATTTGAGCGAAACCACCCGGTCCACCAAAACCACCACCACCTAAACCACCAAAAGTCCATGGGTCAAATAATAATCCATTTAATTCTGAAGGTGTAAACCATAAAACTTCATTTATTTCTCTATTGGCAGGAATTTCATATATTTGTTGGTTTGGTACTAATTGAACAAAATCTTTTTTCAGTACCCAATCACCACCGGCTTGTAATCCAACAATTTTAGAGTATGCGTAAGTATATCTTGTTTCCCAATCTAAACTTTTAGTAATGAACGCTCTTGATAATGATTCAGTATCTAAATTTAAGTTGTATAGAGAAGTCCATTGAGATTCAATTAACCAATCTTGAATATATTGTGAATAGTCACCAATAGATAATTCTAATAAACTATCCATTTGTTCGTCTTCTAATTCAATACTTCTTAATGGGGCACCAAGTAAGTGTTTAATTCTTGTATATAATTTAGTTCTTTCCGGTTCCGGTATAATTGCGGTTTGGTTTGTTGCTCCTGTTAATATTGCCATAATGATTTTTATTTTATAAATATCAACTTAATGTATAAATCAGGTCTTCTTTAGGGAAAATAAACTGACCGTCCATTATTTTTGAATGTTTATTGTCAAAGACCAAAACTTCTTTATTATTACGAGTAAAAATTAACCAATCAGTTGAATATCGTTTAACATTTCCTGTTCCTAAAATCATTATTGAATCTTTAATTTCTTTTTCACCGGTAAATGGTTTAATTTGTGCGGTTTTTTTAACACCATCAACAATTACTTCACAATCAACCCCACCAATCATATCTTCTTTACTCCCAAGTTTACCGATAGCGTTAACGTTATCATCACCAAATTGTTTTTTTAATATTTCAATAGTTTTATCTTCTCTTGATTGACCCCAATTATTAGTTTGGGTTAAAACTTTCATAAGATTTTGGAATGTTGATGATTTTTGTGAAAATATTCTAAATTTGTATTCATCTAAAATATCTACAAGTTTTCTAACTTCACTTATTTGTTCAAATGGTTTTAGGCCAATCATTTTTATTTCAGGTAATTGTTTGGCCGTTAAAACTTGATTAACATCATTAAGTAAAACACAAAAACAACTATAGTTTGTGTTTAGTTTATTTAAAACTGAACGACCTTGAGTTTCTAAATCATATACTCCGGCAACTTCACCTTCAGCATATTCATTATTTCCATAATAATTGTCGGGGAAAACTTCTTTTAACATTCTGTTAATTCCGTCTTTGAAAATTGTTTTAACTTTTGGATTGATATTGAATACCATACGAATCGCCTCGTTCATTTCTCTACTACATCTTTCAGATTTACCTTCAGAAATAACTGATTTTAATTCAGCACTTTCATTTAATTTATTATCCACTCTCATTGTATATAATTTGTTAACAAATTCCCAATTTACACATTTCCAAAAGTTTTTAATGTAGTCGTCTTTTTTGTTTCTGTATTTTAGGTAGTAAGCGTGTTCCCATAAATCTAATCCTAAAATTGGGTATCCACCATCTTCAACCACATTCATTAATGGATTGTCTTGATTTGCTGTGGATACAATTTTTAAGGTATTTCTTTTTGTTAGGACTAACCAAACCCATCCTGAACCGAATCTATCTTTTGCAATAGTTTCAAATTCTTTTTTGAAGTTGGCAAATGTATTAAAATCTTTTTTGATTTGTTTGATTACATCACCATTTGGGGTTTGAGTTTTTGGAGATAACATTTTCCAAAATAAAGCGTGGTTAAACGCTCCTCCGGCATTATTTCTGATTGTTTTATTAAATCTACTGATAGATTTAACTATTTCTTCAAGTTCTAAATCACCATAATCTTTGTTTTTAAGAGCGGCGTTTAGTTTATCTACGTAACCTTTATAATGTTTGTTATAATGGTAGTTCATTGTTTCAGCATCAATAAATTGCTTTAGTGCTGAATAGGAATAAGGTAATTTGTCGATTCCTATTTTTTTCATCTCATTAAGAAAGAGTGTTTCATTCTCTTGTTTTTCAACATTTTGAATCTCTTCCGTAATGAGTTTGATTTTATTTTCAATATGTTTCATTCGGCTTGTTATTTATTTCTTATAAATATCTCAACAAATAGATTATCTTCGGGTGTTGATTTTATTCATAAGTTCTTCAATGAAGTCACCACTCTCACCAATGTTATCTCCCATAACCGTTCCGATGTTTTGTTTCTTCATATTAACCATATCATAAATTATCCCTTCTATGGTATTATCAAAGATTGGGTAATAAACTGATACCGAATTTTTTTGACCATATCTATATGCTCTATCCTCAGCTTGAGATAAATCTCCCGGAACAAATGATAGGTCATTCATAATAACTGCTTCAGCGGCGGTCAATGTGATTCCAACACCTGCTGCTTTTACGTTTCCAACAAATACTTTAATTTTTTCATTTTCTTGGAATTGGTCAACGGCATATTGTCTTTGAGGTTTTGCTGTTGAACCATCTAATTTAACTGCGGATTTACCAAAGTGTTCGGAGATTTTATTTAGAGTGTCCGTAAAGTTAGTAAAAATAATAACCTTCTTACCTTGTTCAATAATATTTTCTGCAAGTTCAATTGTGTCTTTAATTTTTTCTTCAGCTATTACTTGACGAACTTTCATTAATTTACTGAACTGAACCGTTAATGATGTACTTTCATCAGGGTTCTTATCATACCAATCGTAATACTCACCCATTAATCCTTCATACATTTTAGATTTTAATCTCAAATAAATTGGGGTAATGATTTTTTCAGGTAAATCTAATACATCCGTTTTTAATCTTCGTAAAACTTGTCTTGAAGTTCGGTCTCTTAATTCTTCCAAATTTGATGCTCCGGTAACGTTCCATATTTTACGACTTCCTGCGGTGAATTGATAACCTTGACAATATCTAATAGCGTAAGCCATCCAATTCTGTGCGACAGGACTTTCAATTAACGACAATAGATTAAAGTAGTTCATAGGTCTATTTGTCATAGGTGTTCCTGTTAATAACCAAAGTTTATCAACTTTTTTACAGAAACTATTAACCAATTTAGTTCTTGCCGCTTGACCATTACTCACATAATGTGCCTCATCTAAAATAATAAGGTCAAAGTTTCCTTGAGTGATTAATGAATTTTCTTTGTCTTTTAAATCGTAAAAGTTTTTAAGAATATCGTAATTAACAATTACAAAGTCGTGTTCTGTTGAAAAGTTTTTACCTTCAGCAATATAAACACTTCTATCTGTGTAGTTAGCTATTTCTCTTTGCCAGTTAATCTTCAGAGATGCCGGACAAACAATTAATATTTTTTTAGCCCCACTCTCTAACGCAGCGATAACGGTAATCGTTGTTTTACCGAGACCCATATCATCTGCCAATATAAATCGTTTTGAACCTACTAATTTTTCAATAGCTATTGGTTGGTGTTCTAAAGGAGGTCTATGACTATATTTTGTATAATCTATTTTAACATCTTTAATTGTATGTGTTTTAATTAAAGCACCTTTTGGTAGCCAAAAATCATGGATAGTGTCATTCTCCAATACTTTTCCCCAAACATGATATGATTTGTCTTTCTCAACTAATAGCTTTTCAACCCATATTTGTTCAGGAATTTTGGTTAGTAATTTTTCATCGGCAATTTTCTTAGCAAAGTAAGGGTCTAAATCAACCCATCTTTTGGCTACCTTTGGTGTGACTTCGTAATAATTTATAATATAATCAGATTGTGCTCGTGTAGGGTAAAATCTTTTGTTGGAGTCCTTTTGTAGTTTTAATTTAAGGATATAGTTATTTGCCCCTTGATAAGTTTCAAGGAGATTTAACGCTCGTTGTTCTAGCGTAAGATTACTATTTTCAGATGTATTGTTTTCCAAATTTAATCTTTTAATAGAAATATAATAAATTATTTAATATTTATCAATATGAGTAAAAATTTAGTACCAATTACAAGGATAGGTAAGTTCTTCGGAGCGGAGGATTACAATTTAGACATCTCTATGGGTGAGGAATGGTTATATGGTGATATGAACTTTACATTAGTTCTATATAAAGTAGATAGATTAAAAACCAAAACAGATGATGTTTATGGTGAGGTAATGACTGATGGTATAAAATATTTACCACCAATTGAGTTTAAAGCTTATGTTCAAATACTTCCACCTGAAAACAAATACTTGGGTAATTCTAAAATTGTACAATCAGAACCGGGTAATATGAAATTTGCAATTTACGCCGCACAACTTAACGATTTAGGAATTCAAATTAATTATGGGGATTATATTGGTTATTATGAAACAGAAACAAAAGTTAGATATTACGTTGTTAGCGATGACGGAAGAATTAATTCAGATAATAAACATACATATGCCGGTTATAAACCATTTTATAAATCATATGTAGCAACTCCGGTAACGGAAAATGAATTTAGAGGATTATAATGAAAGTCAAAATAACAGAAAATAAACTATTCAATTCAATATACAATTATATTGATAAAACATTTAATCCAAGTGAAATGGATTGGGTTTATGGTGTGGATGAAGATGAAGACGGATATCCGGATATTGACAAGGAAAATGAAAATTTTTTAATGTTCTATAAAGGGGATTGGCAAGGTGAAGAAGATTCTGATATTGCTTTTCATTATTTTGATGTTGATTTCTACGATAAAAATGACCCGTCACATAAACCATTTAGAGACCAATCCCCAATTTTAGAAGTTATTGGTGAATATGGTCAACATTTAGATGAAATGTTTGAGAACCATTGGGAAGAACCTATGAAAAAATGGTTTCAAGACAATTTTAATTTACCGGTTAATACCGTATCAGCATATTACAACTATGAAGATTATAATTAACGAAAGACAATATAGACGAATATTAGAAACCATTACCGACACCGAAGTAATTTGTGATGAGTGTGGTTGGTCTTGGTCTTTAGCCGATGGTGGAAACGACCCTTATATCTGTCACAAGTGTGGTCACGATAATGAGGAGAAAAAAAATATTGGTGATAAAGTTATGGTTTATTATAACTTACACAAACACACCTTTTCAGTAACCTATAATGGAAGAGTTATTACTCATGCCGACTATGTTAAATTATCAGATGTTGAATTCAGAGTTAGACAAGGGGGAAGAGAAAAAGTATTAAAAGATAAAAGAAAAAATGTTCATTCATTTGTAATTGGAACTTTAATGGATTATTGTAAATTTCCTTGTGAGAATTTACCAAGTGAACCAAATAGTAATATAGTAACCTATAACCCTTACAAATATAACTCTTATGTTGTAAAAGATACCGAAGAACCAATATATAGTGCCGGTGAAGTTGAAATGATAAATTTAAGAGACAAAATATTTATAACAAAATAATAACATGCCATTACCAAATAAAATAAAGAAAACAATTCCGTTAACATTTCCAAAAACTCTTTACCCAAGAAGAGAACAACTATTGGAAAAAATTAATAAAGACGGAACTTATTTACCAAAATCAATTTTACACGCCGATTTGGATGGTGGTATGTTAAATTTTGTTCAAAATGATTTACAAACAATTGTGGATGGTCAAGTAATACCAATGGTTGATATTATAATCACATCACAAAACTGGTCACAATTTACCGAAACTTGGAATTTTCAAGATTTGGACTCAAACGTTTCCCCTCCGTTTATTACAGTTGTAAGAAACCCGGAAGTTAAATTCGGAACAAATCCTGCAACAATTTATAATATACCAAATAGAAAACAATATTTTTATGCTCAAGTACCAACTTGGGATGGAAATAGAAATGGTATGGACATATATAAAATACCTCAACCTGTTCCTGTAGATATTACATATAGTGTTAAAATAATTTGTAATAGAATGAGAGAATTAAATGCTTTAAATAAAAACATTCTTGAAATGTTTGCCTCTCGTCAAGCTTATACAACAATCAAAGGTCATTATATTCCAATCATAATGAATAACATTACTGATGAGTCAGTTATGAATATTGATAAAAGAAAATATTATATTCAAAGTTATGATTTTACAATGTTAGGATTCTTAATTGATGAAAATGAATTTGAAGTTGCTCCGGCAGTTTCAAGAGTTTTAACTGTTATTGAATTTGAAAAAGAATCATTCACTCGTGGTCGAAGAAAAAATATTGCGGATGAATCGACGGTAACTAATTTTTTATTTGTTGCCGGGAACAATATTTTATCACAAATTTTTGATTATACCGTTGATTTAAATTTAGGAGATACAACTAACATTGAGTCGTATGATGTATATCTAAATAATCAATATTACGGGTCTGATTTACTTCAAATTCAGATAAACACCAATGATGTTTTAAAAATTATTGTGGTTAAAAATGATGACTCAAAAGAAGGTATTATTCAGTTAGATAATCAAATACTTTAGTTTTCACCATAGATATCCTTCTTTTCCTTACATTGGTCTAAAATCATTCTTTCTAAAAAACGATACATTTTTATACCCCTCTTTTCACAATAGGTCTTTAGTACACTGTGAACCTCAATTGATATCTTTAGGTTCTTAATCTTTTTTTCGTCATCTGCCATGGTAGAATAAAGGCAGAATTTATTCTACCTAATTTATAAATACTTCTTACGAAGTAAAGTATTTTGGTTTTTTTTATAATATTTATCAATAAAAATAAATTTACAAATAAAAAAGACAAACTAATGGCATCAAATCAAAAAGTATTCGTATCTCCTGGAGTATATACTTCTGAAGTTGATTTAAGTTTCGTAGCACAAAGTGTGGGGGTTACCACGTTGGGTATTGTGGGTGAGACCTTAAAAGGTCCTGCTTTCGAACCTATCTTTATACGAAATTTTGATGAATTCACAAATTTCTTCGGTGGAACTTCTCCAGAAAAATTTATAAATACACAAATTCCAAAGTACGAAGCGGCTTACATTGCCAAATCCTACTTACAACAATCTAACCAATTATTCGTAACGAGAGTGTTAGGATTATCTGGTTATGATGCAGGACCATCTTGGTCTATAACAACTAAAGCGAATGTTGACCCAACAACGGTTGATTTCTTTTGTGAAAGTGCAACAACAGTTAACTGTGTAACTGAATGTATTGACTTTAAAACAATAAATTATTCGATTGAATTTTCTGCGTGTACTAATAGTATTGATAGTGTAGTATTTACAAACACATCTAATTTAGCACCGGAAATATCTTCAATTTTGTATGAACCTTACGAACAATTTGATGGTAGTATGAGTACATTGTATACTGATATGTCTAGACAAATCTTTGATATTGTTTCAAAACCGGAAAAAGAAGATACGTCAATCTATTACTATGGTGCAATACCAACTAGTGTGTATTCAGGATTAAGTGCTGTTTATACAGGTGAAACAAATGTTTATGAGGTTGATAATGTAAGTGCTAATTTATGTAATTATTCAGCACCTCAAAACGACCCTTGGTATTACTCATTATTTGATAATGTTGGTAATGCGGCTTACACAGGATTTTCATTTTGGTCTGTTGTAACAGGTTTAACATTAACACCTGTTATTACAACAACAACATCTACGTCAACAACAACGACAACAACTGACCCATGTACAACTACAACGTCTACATCAACTACTTCAACAACAACCGCAAAACCGGTACATTGTTATACAGGTACATTGATAGGTGTTATTTATGTTTACTCAGGAACTGCATATACTGATTACGATGATTTAGTAATTGCTACGTTACGTTCAAGAGGTCTTTCAACATATGGTTTAGATGATGGTCCGGTTTATGAGGTATCAGGATTAACTGATGTTAGTTTAGATTGTACTGGAACATATTCAGGTGTAACTAAAAATCCATTTTCAACTTTTGGTGTTAACATCACAAGTAAAGATGGTGACCAATATTTCTTTGAAACATCCTTCTCAAACTCTGACCCTAAATATATAAGTAAAGTATTTGGAGCGTCTAACTTCTCTAAACCAAGAACAGTAGTTCCGTTATTTGTTGAAGAAAGATTCCAAGCTTTATTAACAAATGCTTGGAGAATGGGTTATATTAGAGGTTTAAATTGTGAATTAACCGCTTTACCTGATGCACGTCAAGCGATTGACCCAACATCAATAGCGTTTTATTTAGAAAAATATCAATCTCCGGTATCACCTTGGGTTGTTTCTGAATTAAGAGGTAACAAAGTTTATAACTTATTTAAATTTACAACTATTGCTGATGGTGATTCAGCTAACGTTGATATTAAAATATCGTTAGCTAATATGTCATTTAACAACGGTACTTTTGATGTATTGATTAGAGATTTCTTCGATACTGATTCTGCTCCGGTGGTTCTTGAAAAATATACTAACTGTTCAATGAACCCTCAAGATAATTCATTTATTGGTAAGAAAATTGGTAGTTTAGATGGTGAATATCCATTATTATCAAGTTATGTAATGGTTGAAATGAATGAGGATGCACCTGTAGATGCACTTCCTTGTGGATTCTTGGGATATGATTATAGAGAATATGCAGGTGTAAGACCACCATTCCCATTAATAAAATCTAAATACTATTATCCTGGTGAGGTAGTTTATAATCCACCATTTGGTTTAGCATCAGGTGCGGACGACGCTACTACAAGTGCGGGTGATAATGTAAGAAGAACTTACTTGGGTATCTCTGATACTGAAGGTATTGACATTGACTTCTTCCAATATAAAGGTAATCAACTTCCTTTAGATATATGTATCGATACTGAAGGATTACCTTGGAACTTTAGAACAAGAGGTTTCCACATGGATAAAAATGCAAGTGGTATTACTATTCCAAATATATTTGTAACTAGTGGTACACCGGCGTTCTTCTGTGGTGATGCACCATTTACATCAGACCCTGATGACCCTGAAAATCCTTACTATAGAATTTTTGCTCGTAAATTTACTTTACTTGTTAAAGGAGGTTTTGATGGATGGGATATCTACAGAGAATTTAGAACAAATACGGATAGATTTGTATTAGGTAGAGCGGGTTATTTAAAAGGAGCTTGTCCAACACCAAGATATCCTTCAGCGACAGGTTGGGGAGCATTCAAACAAATTAGTGTGGCCGGTAATACTCAAGATTTTGCTAACACCGATTATTACGCTTATTTATTGGGTCAAGAAACATTTGCAAATCCTGAAGCGGTAAACATTAACGTGTTTGTTACACCGGGTATTGATTACGTTAATAACTCTAATTTAGTTGAAAATGCAATCGATATGATTGAATATAGTAGAGCGGATTCATTGTATGTTTGTACAACACCTGACTACAATATGTATGTTCCTTCAACAGGTAATCAATTTGACTTTATTTACCCACAAGAGGCCGTAGATAATTTGGCAAATTCAGGTATTGACTCTAACTACACAGCTACTTACTACCCTTGGGTATTAATGAGAGATACTGTTAACAATACACAAATTTACTTACCAGCAACTGCTGAGGTAACGAGAAACTTAGCGTTAACAGACAACATCGCTTATCCTTGGTTCGCAGCTGCGGGTTACACGAGAGGTATTGTAAACGCGGTTAAAGCGAGAGTTAAATTGACTCAAGAGAATAGAGATACTCTATATCAAGGTCGTTTAAATCCAATCGCAACGTTCTCAGATGTTGGAACAGTAATTTGGGGTAACAAAACTCTTCAAATTAGACAATCGGCTCTTGATAGAATCAACGTAAGAAGATTATTACTTCAAGCACGTAAATTAATATCGGCAGTTTCTGTTAGATTATTATTTGAACAAAACGATGCTAAAGTAAGACAAGATTTCTTAGATTCAGTTAACCCAATATTAGATTCGATTAGAAGAGATAGAGGTCTTTACGATTTCCGTGTAACAGTTTCGTCTGACGCAGCTGATTTAGACAGAAATCAAATGACAGGTAAGATTTACATCAAACCAACCAAATCGTTAGAATTTATAGACATCACGTTCTATATCACTCCAACAGGAGCATCTTTCGAGAATATATAATAAATAAAATTATGACCCATTGTAATAGTGGGTCATAATTAAGCCAAATAACAATTATGTTTAATAAAAAAATTTTAAAAGAAGGTATTGATGAAGCAGGGGCTCCTGATGAAAAATACTACGCATTTGATTGGGATGATAACATTGTTACAATGCCAACTAAAATTATTTTAAAAGATGATGAAGGTCGTGAAGTAGGTATGTCTACTGAAGATTTTGCGGATTATAGAACTGAGATTGGTAAAGAACCATTTGAGTATAATGACCACACTATCGTTGGTTTTGCGGATGAACCTTTCAGATACTTTGGTGTTAAAGGTAACAAACAATTCATTGTTGACGCTATGTTAGCCAAACCAGGACCGGCTTGGGCTGATTTTGTTGAGGCAATCAATAATGGGTCTATTTTTTCTATTGTGACTGCAAGAGGACACAATCCGAATGTACTTAAAGAAGGTGTTTATAATTATATTGTCTCAAATACAAATGGTATAAACTCTGACGAATTAATTAAGAATTTAGAGAAATATAGAGATTTAGCTGACAAAGAAGAAATTTCTAAATCAGAAATGATAAGAGAATATTTAGATATGTGTCGTTTTTATCCGGTGACATTTGGGGAGGGTTCAGCAACAAATCCGGAAGAAGGAAAAATTAAAGCGTTAAAAGAATTTGTTAAATATGTTAAAGATATTTCAAATAGAATTCAGAAAAAAGCTTTCTTAAAAAATAAAATTAATAATTATTTTGTACCTAAAATAGGATTTTCAGATGATGACTTAAAAAATGTGGAAGTAGTTAAAAAACATTTTGAGCAAGACCCAGAAAATATTATTAAAACTTATTCAACAGCAGGAGGAATAAAAAAAGAATATTAAATAGTTATTAATAAATAAGAATTAAATAAAAAAAACTAGTAAATAAAAAAACTAGTATTAAATAAACTAGACTGGAAGAGAATGATAATAAATTAAATTCTAAAAGTCAACTAAAATATTTTTTAAATAGTGATATTTATTAAATAAAGATAAAATAAATAAAATTAAAAACAAATTGAAATGGCTGATTTATTAATGAAAATGCCCATACCTTACGAACCTAAAAGACAAAATAGGTTTATATTACGTTTTCCTTCAACATTAGGGATTAATGAATGGTTCGTAGAATCGGCAGCAAGACCAAAAATAACAATTAATCCTGTTGCGATTCCATTTTTAAACACTGAAACATATGTTGCCGGTCGTTTTACTTGGGGTACAATAAATGTTAAATTCCGTGACCCAATTGGACCTTCAGCGTCTCAGGCACTTATGGAGTGGGTACGTTTATGTGCAGAATCAGTTACCGGACGTATGGGGTATGCTGCGGGTTATAAAAAGAATGTTGACCTTGAGATGTTAGACCCAACGGGTGTAGTTGTTGAGAAATGGATATTAGAAGGAACTTTCTTATCAGATGTTAACTTTGATTCATTGGGGTATAGTACAGATGCTTTAGCAACAATATCAGCGGTATTACGTATGGATAGATGTATATTAGTTTACTAAAAAAAATACTTTATATTTAAAATTAAGAATCCACATATCAAAAATATGTGGATTTTTTATTAACTATTGATAAAAAAACATATCCGATTATATTTTATAATAAAAACAAATTTATATGGACGAAAGTTTAATTAATGCAGCAACAGAAAATTTCACATTACCACATGATGTGGTATCATTACCGAGTGGTGGAATTTTTTATAAATCCAAAAAAAAAATCGGTTAAAGTAGGTTATTTAACAGCATCTGATGAAAATTTTTTAATTGGTGCGAGGTCAACTAATGAAAATATTGTATTAACTTTATTAAGAAATAAATTGTATGAACATGATTTACGTCCTGAAGAATTATTGGATGGGGATGTTGAAGCAATTTTAATATTTTTAAGAAATACTTCTTTTGGGTCTGAATATACCGTTAATTTGGTTGACCCAAGTAATAATAAAACATTTTCACATACTATTGTATTAGATGAATTAAATATTAAAAAAACTCAAAATCAACCAGATGAAAATGGGTTTTTTACTACAATGTTACCTAAAACAGGTGTTACGGTTAAATTAAGACCAACAACTTTTTATGACACTGTCGAATTAGATAAAATGGTTGAACAATATCCGGCTGGAAGACAAGCTCCAAGAGTAACATGGAAATTACAAAAACAAATTGTCGAGATTGATGGAGATAGTGATAGAGGTAAAATTGCAATGTTTATTGATACTTTACCTATTATGGATTCTAAATACATAAGAACTTTTTTAAGAGAGAATGAACCGTCATTGGACCTTAAAAGAACAGCAACAGCCCCTTCAGGAGAATTGGTATCTTTCGAGATAACCTTTGGGGTTGAGTTTTTTCGGCCTTTCTTTTAACTATCGACAACTTCTAATTGAGGAATATTACTTGATGGCTAAATTTATTAGAACATCATATAGTGACTTCAACGAGATGCCTACTTATGTTAGGAAATTTTTAATAAACAGAATAATAGAAGATAATACACCAAAGACCTAATTTAAAATGTGTCTTTGGTGTATTTATTTATAAAACAAATTTGATATGCAAAATATTGAGGATAGTGGAAAAAAAGGTAAAGACATTATTGACTCGTTTGGTGATGCGTTAGTTAGTAATTTTAGTGTTGGTGCGGTTGGTAAAGTTGTCGCTGAACTTGATAAAGGTGCTAGTTTACTTTTGAAACAATTTGGTGTTGGCCAAGAAATGTCTCAAGCGTTGAGAGCCACAATGGCTGATGCGGTTAGTAATGTTAGAGCTTTAGGTGGTGACATATCGGACGTTTATAAAACACAAGAAGATGCCGCAAAGGCTTTACAACGAAATGTAATATTAGCCGCGGACGTTAATAAAGATTTGTATGCTACGTCAAAAGTAACGGACAAAAGTATTTCTGATTTAGTTGGGAAATTTAAGGATGCGGGGTATGGAACAGGTCAAATCGCAAAAGAAATGAAAAATGTTGTTGATATTGCCGCTCAATCAGGTGTTAATGCTAGAGATGTTTCTGACAAAGTTCTTTCCAATATGGACGCACTTAATAAATATAATTTTGAGGGTGGTGTCTCCGGTTTAGCAAAAATGGCGGCTCAAGCGAGTATGTTAAGAATTGATATGAAAACAACATTAGGATTTGCTGACAAAATGTTTGACCCTGAAAAAGCGATTGAAATGGCTGCGTCAATGCAAAGATTAGGTGTTGCTCAAAGTAGTTTACTTGACCCACTGAAATTAATGGATTTAGCTCAAAATGACCCTGCTGAATTACAAAATCAAATCGCTGAAATGGGTAAATCATTTGTTCAATTAAATGAAAAAGGACAATTTGAAATTATGCCGGGGGCTAAACGTCAAATGAGAGAGATTGAACAAGCCATGGGATTACCTGCGGGTGAATTGGCTAAAATG